TCTTTGACCCAACGGTTGGGATACTTCGATGCCTTTCATATTCGAGAACGTATAGTCCATTATCTGAATCCACACCCACAACCATAATGACACTAAAATCAGATTCTTTAGTATCAATGTCAGTAGCAGGGTCACACCCGATAAACGTATTGATAGGTCGCTCTTCTTTGTCTTGTACGATATAGTTAACCCCATCACGGTGTTGGTAGTATCCTTCCCACTTTTTGATGTTTTCCCTCTTCCACATAGCATCTTCTTCACTCATCACCTCCATCATATATTCTTGATAGAACTTTGACGGCTGGCCAGAGTCCCGATAAAATCTTTTCTTCTCTTCTAATTTCTTTTTCCCGAAGAAAGAAGGCCATAAAGTCCCCCCATCTTCGAGAAAAGCCTTATATGTAATAACTTTCCAAGCGAATTTTCGACCCACCTTTGTCGCCTTTTCATAATTTCCGAGAAGGTTATTAATAAAACTGTCAAAGTGTACAGGAGTACCGTTAACACGGAGCCTACCAGTATGAGGCTCCAGAGCAGGGTGTACAACGGCAGTAACAAGATTCGCATTTTTAGCCCTCGCTTCAGGAGTTATTGTATTCGCTTCATGCTCGAAATCATCGAGCACGATAAGATCGTATCGCTTGTGGAGCTTTGCTCCACCGCGGATACCAGCGACATTGCTTTTAGAAATTAGTTTACACCCATTTCTCGTCTCAATGTCTTCCTCTGTCCATTTAGAACCTTTCATAGGCCCAAAGTAATATTTAAGTCTATCATTATACTCAAAGTGGTACCTAATATAATCCATGTTACCAACAGAGAGTTTCTGAGTAGCGGATACCCAAGCATAGAATCTCAACTCATCGGCAAAGCAAAAGTCTTTTAAGATGGAAGCCTTAGTTAAAACGGTCTTGCCATGACCACGTGGAACAATAATAGCCAGTTGCTTACATTCCTTGTCATCTATGGAGTCTGCAATCTCGTAGTGGAATGGTGGGGTCTCAGACCTCTTAAAGTCGTCAGGAAGAAATAACTTACCAAAAGCAATCAGGTCACTTTTCGCTAGTTCGAGTATCCCCTCCGCTTCCGTCACGTTCTGGCTGTTCACGTTCATACTTTTTTGTCAAGTACTCCTCAAACTCTTTTGAATGTCCCATGTACTCAATATACTCTCTGAGTTCTTGCTGTTGAATGAGTAATATACTGTACAACCTGTCCATTCTAATTCGTAATGCTTTAATCGCTCTGATAACATCATGCTTGGATATTGTTTTCTTCTGCTTCATGGCCTACTAGCTCCGGTATTTCCATATGTTCTATGATAGTTTTAATCCACATATACTTCACTACATCTTCACTATTGCCCTGTATTATCCCTACTATACTTATCTCTTCTGCGATTCTCTTTAATTCAGATATAGACTCACCAAGATTAAGACCTGACGGATCATACCTCTCAGATTCAATCTTCTTTAGTTGGTCCAACAATTTATATCATCCTTATCAAATTCAATGGTTACCCAACCTGTTCTCACAACTGGGTAAATCGCATATCTCGCATATTCTGCATATCTTAAAAAACTTCCTCCTCTAATGTACCACCGTCTGTGCAACGATTCCTCATTGTCTACAATCTTGATTGAATCAATAGGCTTGGCATAGAGTTGGTGGTTATGACCTAAGAAGAATACATCTCCCTTGCTATACACAGCAGCCAGCTTGTCAAGCTCTAAATCACCATTCTTAGCTCCACTATGACCATGACCAGTCACAAGATTCCAACTACTTCCCTTAACGGTAATGACTGAATATCCTGGTAACTTGAAATATGGGACACATAACTCTCTGGCTATAATCATGCTCACATCATAGTCAAGCATCCTAATACTCCTAAGATAGTCGTGGTTACCTCCTCTTATGAATAGACACTTGTCAATGATTGGCTTTATAATATCAAGAAATGCGAGATGCTGTTCATCAGGCCTGATATACTGGCCACGCTGACTGATCTTGTAATGAGGTGGGATACACTCTATTATATCACCATTACCAAACCACATAGCATTAGGATCATCATATATAACCTGAACAGCTTCTTGAAACTTCTTCAGGTCAAATTCATTGGCACCAACATGCATATCTGTTAGACCATGAATACGGACTACTTCATCGGTTTCATATGTAACTATTTGGCCAGCATGAATAGTCTCTTCTTTCTCAGCAATGAAATCAACTATCGGGATTGTGAATTTTCTATTACATCCCTGACATTCATATACCTGAACATCATGCTTAGTACTGTTCTTCCTCTTACCATCTTTATGTACTCTCAGACTAGAGCACCTCGGACATATCACCATTTTCTACCTCCAACTTTGGTCTCGTAGCTTCTTCCAACTCATTAGGAGAGAACTCCTGCACCATTCCATAAATACCCATCTCCAGATTCCGCGTCTGAATACCTCCAACAGTTCCAATAGCTTTTCCAAGCTCCTTAGTACTCTGAAGAACTATGTTCTCATCATCACTGTTCTCTACCAAACACTTAAAACTTCTCAAAATGTATTCGTGGTCAACACCAAGAGACTTCGCTACATCAAGAACAGACTTCTCGACTTCTTTCATTACACGCTCCTGTTTAAGTAATACTATTCCCTTTTGTTTCGCTCTCTCATCAGGGATGTTACCAAACGCATCTTTATAAGCACTGACGACTCCCTTACCAATAGCCACACTCGTGGCAAACATCTTCTCCTTCTTTGTTACTTTTTTGCGGGTCTTAACAGCTCGATTAGGATTCTTATGTTTTCCACTAAAGGTGTAACGATTTTTATGCTTACCAAAATCAGTATCCATAAAAGACCTATCACGATTAAGAAAAGTTCCAACAACAGTCCTAACCCAACCTTTAGCATATCTGTAATTCTTCCTGTCGTTGGGATGTTTAAAATCTCTCTTAACCCTGAGTAACTGAATAATTCGTCCGTCATCGCTTAACACCCAATCTCCTTCCTCACCCTTTCTCCAATTATCTAAAACTCTGGGAGTCTCTCCATTAAGATGTTCACCCATCTCATCAACACTATCAAAAACGTAATGTCGAGTCCCCTTAATTGACCTGTAATCCATCTATCTCCGATATATGTTTAATCTGATTCACAAGATTATCTATTAGTAAATACACAGGTACAGGTATCTCATATATCACATTGTCTATCTCTATTGGCAAAATATCACCTGGGTCTAACCCACGCAAAATTTCTCCCATTTGACCAGGAGAGAGACCACTTAATGGATTATCTACGGGCATGTTTCTCTATTTCCTTAAATAATATACAGGCTCCATGCCTTCTTTTATCATTTCTGCCTTACCACTTTTTACAAGACTATCCCAAACTTTTCCTGCAGTTTTTGGATTTTGTTGCCATCCACGTGAATACACATATTCTGAAGTTTCCTCTTGCAAGCTTTTATATAAATCAGTTCCAAATCCAAGCCTTCTATATTCAGGGTCAACATGAATATTATGTATCTCAATCCCTTTTGACGTTCTTGTGCCTGAGATATGGCCTACTGACTTACCACCTACATCTAATGATTTAACAACATCATTCTTCCCTGTATACTTTTTAAGCTTCTTAGGAACTCTACTAACTATTTTAGACACCCTTTTAGCCGCTACATATTGGCCAGCTATAGGAATCATAGCTGCAAGAGATAAAGCCGCTTCACCAAACTTACCCTCTGTTGCATACAAAATAGCATCAGCAGCATCAGCTATGTTCCCATATGCAGGAGTCATTCCAGCAGCAGCTAAGGCAGCATGAACATTCTTTCTCCTACCTGAAAATGAATCAATTATCTTGTCTTCTACTGGCATCTTTTTCTTCTTTGTCTCTGTGATTCTCATCAATCAACTGTTCCTCAAAGCAATTCTGACAGATGTACACTTCATCAGCTCTCATAGGTTTATCGCATTCAGCACAGTGATTAGGTATTGGCATGTATAGCCCCCTGTATATATATTATATATATATAATACACCTTCCCCCCCTACCCCCCTTCATCATTTTCATCCTCATCCTCCTCAACATCATCATCTATGCTGTACAAAGCAGCATGCTCCTCAATATGATTACTGATGTTAGCGAGAGTTAAAGGGGTTTCCATCTATATGCAAAATTAGAGCTAAATGCCCATGTTGTTCAAGGAAATAGTGTACAAATGATATGCAGCCTTATTTACCTATACGTTCTCCTAAAGGAGAACTTTGAAATTAACATTTCCGTTATATTGCATTTGAATAATTGATATATACATTAATGAACATAAATAAAGGAGTTAATATGTTAGAGTACTATAAAGGTGAGCTCTTGCGCATACTAAGGGGCGGCCGTAAAAAGATGGAGTGTGCACCAATTAAACGCGGGTACGTACTAGGTAGGTCTATACCATCTAAGCGTGACTGTCAGGCGGCTATGATCCAGGACATTAGGAACCTGTTTAACGAAGCAGAGTTACTACAGGTGGACCTGTCTCAGTTCATGGAGAAGCCTGCTGAGATGCCCGAGATCAACCCATTATTGGGGGAGGAGTAGTAATACTCCTTTTAATAGCCCACTAGGGCTAACTATGTATATATAGGGGGTACGGTAATATATCATCCATATCCATTTGTACTGTATCCCTTATACATATACTATTACTATTAACATGGGCATAAACTTGTTCCAACACAGGGCCACGAGAGCATACGCCAATCATAGTGCGTCCAGGCTCTTGATTGGTCCTGTAGGACAAGATTTGGAATCATGGTTCTGTAAAGATTTAGCCCAGTATATCCTTAAATCGAACATTACTCCCGCAGCTACGGGTTAGCTAGAGCCTTCTTATATAATGATCTTGGCGAGA